TTCTGAAAACTGGCGGGACGAATGTGCCGCTGTTTGACCATGACCCGGTGACGGGGGAAAGCCTAGGGCTGCTGGCAAGAGGGCAAGACGAAAACCTAAACACTTATAGCGAGGCACTGGACAACGCAGCGTGGAACATTATTGGCGGCAGCGTTACTGTAAGTCCCAATGTTGCCATCGCTCCAGACGGACTGCAAACTGCTGACAAGGTTATTGAGACCACAACGACGGGAAGCCATTCGATTGAAGCCTCAGGTTCTCCTTTTCAGGCTGGCATTACATACACCTATTCTATATTTATAAAGGCAGCGGAACGCGCGCGAGCAAGGATAAACTTTCCCGTCGCGTTTACCAATAGACTAGCGGTTGTCGATGTAGGTCTTAGCACTTTTGGGGTAATAAGCGCAGGAGGGATGAACGTAAGAATTACGGGACCTTATCCAAATGATTTGTTTAGAGTTATAGCAACAAGCACTGCTACGACGACCACGGCTGGAGCCAGGATTGGTTTCAGTCTTGTTAATACAGGAACAAACGTTAATTACACTGGTGATGGAGTTTCTGGCCTGTTTGCATGGGGCTCCAAGTTAAACGTAGGGACTGAGCCCGGTGGCTACATTCCCACCACTGATTCAGCCGTCACCCGTAACGCCGACTTTGCGGATCTGATTGATGCCGCGATTGCAGGCAACATCCGCACCCTGCTTTTGGAGTTCCGCTCTCCAGCCGTGGGCACCCGAGGCGTGGTTTCGCTCAACGACAACACCGCAAACGAACGGGCCAGCATCATTACAAGCGGCACCGACCCGCGACTGGTGGTCGTGGATGGCGGCGTTGAGCAGGCCAATCTCAACGGCGGCACGATCACAGCCGGCACCAGAACGCGGGTTGCGGTGAGGATCGGCGCTAACGATTTTGCGATCTCAACCAACGGCGGCGCAGTGGTCACCGACACCAGCGGCACCCCGCCTACGGTAAATCGCCTGATGCTGGGCCGCACCCAGGCTAACGAGTGGTTGAATGACCGCCTGGCCCGCGTTATCGGCTGGCAGGAGCTGGTGCCCAATGCAGCGATGCATGCGCTCTCTGGATCATGACCACGTTCTACCGCTTCCCCGACAAAACGACCGGCCTAGAGGCGCTGGCGACTGCCGGCCTGCTCAATGAGCACGGCGAGATTATCACCGGCAGCCATCATCATGCGCTGGTGGTCATCGATCCCCTGACGCGAGGCGGCACCTACGACCCCGAGACCGGCGAGGTGATCGAGCCGCCGGTCGTCGTTTCTGGTTGGCACGTCAACTACGCCGGCCCACCGATGGACGGTTGGGAGCAATACGCCGTCACCCCGGAGCATCCAGTGATGACGTTCTTCGGAATCCCATGACTTCCTGGACCCGCCTTCATACCCGCCTCTGGGAGGCCACCTCTCGCCGTCTGGGTCGCGTGCCGGTGGTGGCCGGCAACGTGAGCACCACCGGGATGTTCGACGAGAAGTCGGAGCTGGTGCTGGATGAGCAGGTGGTCAGCGTGGAGAACGCCCTGACCGTCGTGACTTCCGAGCTGGGCCACTTGCGCTACGGCGACGCCATCACCGTGGACAGCGTGGCCTATCGCGTGCGGCGCGAGCCGATGCGCATGGCCGACGGGTTGCTCTGTGTCATGTCGCTGGAGCGCTCACTGCCTAGCCTTGACACAGGCGTGTTTGAGGCTGGCGTCTTTCAGCCTGGAGTGTTTACATGACCCTGGATCTCACGCGCCGCAGCGTCAAGAACAGCCCGCTCACCGCTGCTGAGCACGATGGCAATCTCGACAAGCTGGAAGTCGCGATCACCCGCGCGCCGGTACGGGGCCAGCTCAGTCGCGTCACCACCGGGGAGATCGATATCGAGACCCAAGGCACCTACGTGAGCACCGGCCTGGAGGCCACCTTGGACAGCACCACCGCCAGCGGCATGGTGCGCGGCACCGTTGACGCCTTCGGCCTGCGCAACACCAGCGGCGCCACCCGCCTGATGCGGTTCTACGGCAGCATCGATGCCGCCGACGGCAACAACAAGACGATGGGCATCAAGCTGGCGCTGAACGGCACCCCGATCGACGCGACCGAGTGCCGGGCGTTCACCAGCTCCGGCGGCGCCGAGGCCAAGCTGGTCACGAGCTGGATGATCAGCATGGCAGCCAACGATGAAGTGAGTCTGTTCATCGCCAACCACAGCGACACCAGCAATATCGAGCTGCGCCGGGCCCGGCTGGTGGCCAGTGAGGTGCGCTGATGGCCACCCGCCAGGAGCAGATCGTGGCCTACGCCGCCGCCCTGCTGGTGGGCGCTGATGGCGTAGGCAACCGGATCTACCGCAGCCGCCAAGAGGCCTATTCCCGCGACGAGTCGCCATCCATCAGCGTGGAGCCTGGGCCTGATACGGCCAGCTCTCAGCCGGTCTCGACCTGCTACATCGATTGGACGTTCCAGCTGGTGATCGCCGTATTCAGCCGTGGCACCGTTCCACCCTCCGGCACCCCCCTGATGGGCCTGTCGGCCGATCAGGTGGCCGATCCGGTGATCCAGTCGATCCACAGCCTGCTGATGGCCGATCGCAGCATCGGCGGACTGGCGATGGATGTGTGGCCGATCAGCCGTGACCCGCAGATGGTCTCCGCCGAGGATCCATCGATCGTCACCGTGCTCACCTACCAGGTGCGCTATCGGACTGGTGTGCTGGATCTCAGCGGGCCTCCGTAGCCTGCAGATGAGGAATCACACCCCCGTCTATGGCACGGCCACGGCCTGAACCTGATCCCCGACCGACTGACGGCGGCAGCTACCTGCTGGACCCAGAGACCGGGAAGTGGATCAATCAGGAGCCGCCTGCGCCCGCGCCGGTGATCACTGAACCTGTCGTAATCCCGACCGATGCCACTGTTCACTCGTAAGCGGCTGCTGCTGGCAGCGGTCGAATCCACCTACGGCACTGCGCCGACGTTTGCCGGGACTGATGCCCTGCTGGTGTCCAACCTGGACGTCACGCCGCTGGATGTCAACCTGCTTGACCGCGAGCTGGTGCTGCCGTTCTTCGGCAACCGCGAAAAAGTCGTGGGCCAGCGCATGGGCTCGGTGACCTTCGACGTGGAGGTTGCCGGCTCCGGTACCGCCGGCACTGCCCCCCGCTGGGGTCGCTGTCTGCGGGCCTGCGGCTTTGGTGAGACGGTGGTGGCAGCTGACCCAGGACCGGGCAGCGTCACCTATGCGCCAGCCACTGACAGCATCGTGGGCCTGTCGCTCGACTTCAACGCTGACGGCAACCGCCACCTGCTGACCGGCTGCCGCGGCACCGCCACCTTGAACCTGACGGTTGGCGAGATCCCGCGCATCAGGTTTGAGATGATGGGGATCTACAACGACGTGGCCAAGGGCACGCCGCTGGTGCCGACGTTCGCCAACCAGGCGCAGCCGGTGGTGGTCAACAGCCAGAACACCACCAGCGTGTCGGCGTTCAGCTTCTCCGCCTGCATGGAGAGCTTCAGCCTGGCGCTCAACAACGAGACGCCGTTCCGTCAGCTGGCCGGTTGTTCCGAAAACATCCCGATCACCCAGCGGGCGCCCTCGGGCGAGATCAGCATTGAGGCCCCGCTGGCCGGCAGTGGCGCCGGTGAGAAGGACTTCTTCGCACCGGTGTCCGCTCAGACCCTAGGAGCGATCGGCTGGCAGCACGGCCAGACCGCCGGCAACATCGTCACCTTCTCGGCGCCGACCTGCAACCTGGACGGCCCCACCTATGACGACAGCGACGGCGTGATGATGCTCAACCTGCCGTTCATGCCGGTGCCGACCAGTGCCGGCAACGACGAGTTCACGCTCGTTCTCACCTGATCCACTCGCTGACAATTCATGTCATTCGTTCTCAATCAATCGGCCAGCTACACCTGGCCGGTCCCGCTGCTGATCCCGGTTGACGGCGGCCGCCGCGAGAAGTTCAGCTTCGATGCTGAGTTCAAGCGGCTGCCGCAGAGCCGGATCAACGAGATCATCAAGCTGGCCCGGGCCCTGGAGGTCGGCCGTGATGAAGATCAGTCGCTGGACGACAAGACCGCCGCGAAGGAGATCCTGACCGGCTGGTCTGGGGTGGTCGACGACAGCGGCAAGGATATTCCGTTCAGCGAGGCTGCTCTGGAGCAGCTGCTGGAGATCCCCGCCATCGCGGGCCAGATCGTGATGGCATGGTTCAAGTCGATGGAGGTGGCGAAGAAGGGAAACTGACCGGCGCCGTCGATCACTGGTGGCACGGTGACGGCGGCGCCAATGATGACCTGCTGGCCGATCTTGCCGCCTATGGCGCTGATGCAAGCTGCCTGCCGGAAGCTGTCACCAAGCCGCAGCACTTCGAGGTGTGGCCTGAGCATGAGGACGCCGTGATGCTGTTCTTGCAGTGCCAGACCCAGTGGCGAGTCGGCGGCTCCGGCGTGGTGGGGCTGGACTATGGCGTGGTGCTGCAGATGATGGATCTGTACGCTGTGGGTAACAGGCGGCAAGCTCTGGAGGATCTACAGATCATGGAGAGCCGCGCCAAGGAGTTGATCAACAAGGCCGCCACCGCTGATCCTGCCGCCGCCAAGAAAGGGAGGCGCCGCTGATGGCGATGAACTTCGATGCTGTTCTGCGCCTGGCCGCCAAGGTGGTGGGATTTGATGAGATCACCGCGCTGGAAAGGAGCCTGTCTAAGGTGGAGAAGGGCGCCGGCGCCGCTAGGGCATCCTTCGTCGCAGTCGTGAATTCGGCCACCTGGCAAGCAGCCGCAGCCGCAGCCGCTGGAGTGGGTGTGGCGCTGGCAACCAGCGTGCGGGCCGCGATCGATTTTGAGAGTGCCATGGCCGACGTCCGCAAGGTGGTGCCGGGGCTTGATTCGGCCGAGGGATTCAAGGCAATGAAGCAAGAGATCCTCGCGCTAAGCAGGGAGCTGCCGGTCAGCGCTGAAGGACTGGCCGCGATCATGGCTGCAGCCGGCCAATCCGGCATTCCGCGCGCGGAGCTGGCCGAGTTCACAAGGCAGGCCGCTCAGATGGGCGTTGCGTTTGACATCACTGCCGATCAAGCCGGCGAGGCGATGGCCAAGCTCCGCACCAGCATGGGACTGAGCCAGCCGGAGGTGCTAAATCTGGCCAACGCTATGAACCACCTCAGCAACAACATGGCTAGCTCGGCCGCTGAGGTCAACAACTTCATGCTGAGGGTTGGCGCGGTCGGGCAACAGGTGGCAATGACCACCGAGCAGACTGCCGCCCTGGGCTCCGCAATGATCGCTGCCGGCGCTGAGCCTGAGGTTGCCGCTACCAGCTTTCGCAATCTAATCAAGGCGCTTACCAAAGGAGAGGCCGCAACTGCCAATCAAGCAGCGGCGTTCAAGTCGCTTGGTCTTGATGTCAATCAAGTGACCAAAGACATGCAGACCAATGCAGTCGGAACCATCCGCGATGTGTTTCAAAAGATTTCGCAAATGCCGGCCGAGATGCGCGTGTCTACAATTAGCCAGATCTTTGGCGATGAAGCAAGAGCGCTAACGCCACTGATTACCAACATGAAACTATTTGACCAAGCCATGGGGCTGGTAGGAGACAAAAGTAAGTACGCGGGCTCCATGCTGGCTGAGTTCGAGTCAAGGGCTAACACTTCTGCTAACAACTTTCAGTTGCTCCAGAACAACGTCAAGGCGCTTCAAATCGCTATTGGCGAAGGATTGCTGCCTGCGATCAATCTAATCTTGGGCGTTTTGACTCCGGTGCTTTCGGTCGTGGCGGATCTTGCCGGCAGGTTTCCGTTGCTGACCGCCGTGGTGGTGACACTGACCGCTGCCCTGGCCGGGCTGGTGATCTTGGCGCCTGCGATCGTGTCGTTCATCACCTTGATGGGCAGCCTAAAGGCGGCGCTAGGCGTCTCATCGCTGGCCGTTGGCTGGGCCGGCCTGCAAACGGTCGTCATCGTGGCGGTGAGCGCCATGAAGGGCGCGCTAATGGCGTTCGCTGGCTGGCTGGTGTCAACAGCACTGCCGGCGATCTTGGCGTTCTTCTCTGGCCCCGTCGGCTGGACCGTCCTGGCCGTGGCCGCAGTGGTGGCGATGGCGATTGCATTTCGCAAACCGCTCAGTGACTTCCTGCGTTGGGTGAGCACCGGCTTCAGCAATGCCATGCGCAGCGCATGGAATGCCATCACCACCGCACTGCCGAAGGCGATGCAAGCTGCAGCCGGCGCGACCAAGGCCGCCTTCCGTGG